GCAAAATACCGTTTCATGGCCAATGTTATTGTCCGGGGTGTTGATGGTGCTCCTGACAAGGTGAAGATTCTGAAGCGAGGGTTTTCCGACAAGGATATCGGTAACGATTTGGTCGGTATCGCTGAAGAGTTTGGTTCACTAGGCTCACAGGATATTAAGTTCACTCGTAAGGGTGGTGGACTGAACGATACTACGTACTCGATTATTCCCTTGGGTCCGAAGCCGCTTTCCAAGGAAGATCAGGCTTTGGAGTTAATCGACTACAACAAGTTTGTTAAGACACCGTCTTATGACGATCAGCCTGATTTCTATGCAGGCAATTCAGCTTCTCAAGAGGGTAGCAAAGCTTCCAATTGGATTAGCTAGTGAAGATAGCGTTTCCTATTGATGGTTTACTGTGTGATACCGACGGGTTGAACAATGAGTGGGCTAGAAGATTAGGGAGCGACTTCAAGAAGGACGAAAGCTTTTGGGCGGGTGTGAAACCGTATGAAGATTCCTTTGAACTGATAAGCAACGCAGTTCAAAACAAATGGGACTTCTACGTTTTCGCATGCCGTCCAAAGGCTTTTGTTTTGCCCACCAGAGCATGGCTCAGGAATACATACGGTCTGAACATAGACAAAGATCGTCTCATTATGGATGCAATCAAAAGATATGATTGTAGATTAAAGCAGATCCAAGTCTTCATTGACTCCGATCTAAAGTCTATTGAAAATCTAGCCACAGAGACAGTGACTCCGATACGGACCTACCATGTGGATCGAAGCAAGCCCAATGCGCTGCTCACAATTATAGAGGAACTAAATGAAAGTTATAGCTGTTAATATTGACAACGTTTTGGCTGACACAGAATCGGCCTTGAGTGCATATCTGTACGACAAGTTTGCAGATGTTTTTGATTTCGATAAGTTCGACAATCATGAAGAAGGATGGCAAGCGTTTGCTTTGGAGCATCCAGAGAAGGCGATGATAGCCGCCGAAGAATTAATTGAGGGTGGCAAGCTATACAATCTGGCCAAGCCAATCACAAAGAACATAGAAGAGTTGAACAAGTGGGCTTGGGCCGGTGCAGTTATCTCTATTGTCTGTGCCAGATCAAATAAGCACCGACTGCTGACAGAGCTATGGCTAGCGCAGAATCAGGTTCCTTATAGTAACTTGCTTTTCAATATAGACTACATCAATGTAGACACACTTCTAGCATCTATTGATGCTCAGGTTTATGTTGATAGTGAGCCGGGGTTTGTTGGACTGGCTGCTGAAACTCTTCCGTCCTTGTCAGCATATCTATTGCGGACATTTTGGAATGACAGAATGGTGCCCGAGTTTCAAGAGATGCTTGAAGAGCGTGGTGCTGAGGTAACGATTGTTGATTACCTTGATCAAATTGCTGAAGCTGAGGGGATTAGAACCCGTGGCTGATCATTATCAAGATGGCAAATGTAATGAGCGTGTAGCTCATGGGTATTGTAAGCAGTCAGCATTTACTAACAGTGATAAGTGCTACTATCATGACAAGCTTAGAGCGGGTCTGTTAGAGAATGGTGATGCAGTAACTATTTATGAAGATGATGGAGATGATTTTTAATGAGCATGGCAGATGAGATGAGACAGTACATCAACAAGATATCAATCTTTGATGCATCATACTTCCCGCAAGAAGAGCATGCCAAGTGCGCTATGCTAGAGGAATATTTGAATGGATTGGTGACAGCACTGGCTGCTAATCCCGGCCGACTGACGGCAGATGAATGGGACAAAATCATGGATGATATTACTCTTATCCATGCTGACCCTATGAAATTTGTATACATGTTCTTCCTCATGCTCAACTCAATTGTCATCTCTGCTGTGGAGATAGAGTTGATGGCGAAAGTAATGAATGACATGTTTACATCTGGTTCTCCTATAGCAGAGGCAACCAATGACTACCTTTAGAATTGGTATAGATCTTGACGGTGTAGCGTACGATTTTGGTGCTGCTCTAAAGAAATTCCTTGTTGATCATGAAGGATTTGATGAGGCACTTCTAGGAGAGACAAAGGTGTGGGATTTCTTTCTAGAGTGGGGCCTTTCACTGGAATCATATCTTGATTACTACGCCAAGGGTGTAGATGCTGGTGTGGTTTTACTGCATGGTGATCCTCATGAGGGATGCCGCTGGTTTATGAACCGGCTAAGAGAAGATGGACACACACTACATATTGTTACCTATAGAACGGTAGGTAGGCGTGCCACACAAAATACTATGGAATGGCTACAGCGTGAGTCTATTCCGTATGATTCGATTACCTTCTCAAAGGATAAGACAATTGTCAATAATGATTTTTTTATAGAAGATAATTTAGATAACTTTCATGCACTTAATCGTGCGGGTATTGTTTGTTATCTGATGGATAGACCATGGAATGAAATAGAAGATGTTTACAACAGACGTGTAAGCGGCTGGGAAGATTTTTACTGGAGGATTAATGAGCACGCTCGTCACGACTGAGCCTTTTATTACCGCTTTAGATGAAGCCAAGAGTCTTGTTTACGGAAACCGCAATCAAGATTATGGGCATCCAGCAGAGGATATGAATAGAACTGCACAAATGTGGTCGGCGGTGCTAGGTACTAAAGTTACTGCTTTACAAGTAGCGCTATGTATGGCTTGCGTAAAGATTAGTAGAGAAATGAATGCTCATAAGCAAGATAACCTTGTTGATCTTGCTGGATACGCAGAAGTGGCAAGTCGAATCGTGAGATATGAGCAAGGGCTTGAGCCTAACTAAGTTATGTCGTAAATGCGGAGAGACGAATGTAGATTTATTCTCTCCTAGCATTTATAGACTGTGTAGAAAATGTAATGCTTTGGTACAGAAGCAGTACAGGGCAACACATAAAGGTCAGATTAAAGATAGAAAGTATGCTCTCAAAAAGAGGTATGGTCTTAGTGAAGAGTTATATCATAAACTATTTGATGCTCTTAAAGGGAGATGTGCTGTATGCAGAGAGCAAGTTGTAGGGAACTTGCATGTTGATCACGATCATAAGACTGGTGAGGTTCGTGGATTGCTGTGTAATGGATGCAATAGGGCATTGGGATTTATAAACGATAATCCAGTGATAGCCCTTAGAATGTATTGGTATTTAAGTTTGATTGACACTCTTAAAAATAAAGAAGGAGTATTAGATATGCAATATCTAATAAATATGGGAATTATGTTAGAAGAGCTATTATGAACCATTCAGATTTGATTGCGACGTGTGAAGATGCCTGGAAGATTATCCAAAGCCGACATGAAGATGTTCCTGATGCCGTTATTGTCATTGGTAGCGGTGGTCGTAGCGCCCCTAGTGTACTTGGCCATTTTGCAAAGGACGCTTGGGAAACGGAGAAAGGTGACCCACTCCACGAAGTATTGATTGTAGCTGAGCATCTAAAGCGACCGGCAGAGGAAATCTTTACAACCCTATTGCATGAGGCAGTGCATGGCATTGCTACAAAGCGGGGTGTCAAAGATGTGTCGGGCAAGAGACACAATAAGAAGTTTGCCAATCTGTGTCATGAGGTTGGATTAATTCCTCCTGATAGTGCCCACCCTACTCTTGGATATTCAGCGGCAACATTGTCAGACGTGGCCGCTGATCATTATGAGTCGATCATTAACAGCATTAGACTACAGTTACAGGTTTATCGTAAGCTGAAGCTAGTAGAGAAAGAAAAGAAGAAGACTACATGGGTAGCGGCGTGTGAGTGCGATCGGAAGATTCGCATACCGAAAAAGACGTTGCTTCTAGAGTCACTAGACAAGCCTGGTATTGTCTGTAATGTTTGCGGGTCGGAATTTGTCATAGAAGATGAGGACTTCGATGATCTACAGCAATCCGTTAGAGAAGCGGGTTAAGGATTTCGCTAAGCGTGTAGCAATCAAGGACGGAGATTATACTTTCCAGATCTTTGATGATGCTGTACGAATAACATTGTGTGTTAGAAGAGAAGATAACTTCAAGCCGGGTGTTCCAGTAAATGTCATGCTAACAGAAACTATACCAATTTATTCTATACATGATGATCCAACACAAATGCTTGGCCTTATTTGTTGGAAGTTGGCTGGTGATTTCGCCATGCATGAGATAGCAGAACAATTTTATATTGATGGGCGTCTACCTTATGACCCCCATAGAGTAGGGAAATGAAGACAAATAATCTAGACATACTAGAGCGTGTCACTCGGGGAAGATCAAGAGAAGAAGAGATTCTACTGCTCTTGATGGAAGAGGACATAAAGATCGGTGGTACATCGGTTGACGCTTGGATTGCAGCTTCAGATGAAGAAGACATGATCGACAAGATAGATGCCTTTGCTGTAATGCCTGACGGTAAGCGATACGCTACTCAGATCAAGTATAGAGACGATGGTAAAGACATTGGTATTGCTGCTGTCATGCCTTATGTTGATCATGCTATCTTCAAGAAGCAATGGGAAGCGGGCAAGATCCCTTGGGATAGAGACATGAGATGCAAGTCTGACTTGCTAGTGTGTCTATCTGCTGATGGAGGAATCCTAACAGTCTGTGCTTATGAGAAGATAAGAATAGGTGTAGAGAAGATACTGAAGTCATTTGCTAGCCAAGAATACTTTGATGCTAGAGCATTTGCTGATGACAAGCTGCCAGGTGTTGAGGTACGTATCGTTAAGGATAGAGGGGGCGGCTACAGCGCAGGTAAATCAAAGCTGATCTGCTATTTCACTCCCCGTTTATTGAAAGCTAACGGAGCCTACGTGATCGAATACTACGGTAGACCTGAGGAAATGGAGCCTGGGTGGAGATAATAGTTAAGCCTCCTGAAAAGTATGAGTTTACATTGATACTCACTCTGGATGAGATAGATAAGTTAACTGATGAGCTTGATAGATTGATGGTAGATGCAGATTTTTTTCCTGATCTAACAGCAAGACTATACAGAGCTATTAAACATAGAGAGTATGAGTGTTAACCATGTGGCGATAGTTTGATGGAGAAATTGCAGCAGTGGTTGATAGAAGTTAGAGTCACTACTGATAGTGGTAAGTTTCTTCTTGATAGAAAAGAAGCTATTAGTTTTGGTCATGCCTTGATTGCACTAGGAGAATCACTATGAGAGATGTAGCAGACTCAGTTCTTTATGAAACTGGTGATGAGAACGAGAAATTATTTGCAGTTAGATCATCAGAGGATGGTTCTGTATATCTAGTGCAATGGTGGAAGTCTTCTGATGGTACGATAAGAACTACTTCTATATATCCTAAAGAAGATCAGCTAGAGAATCTAGTTGCATACCTATATGACATTTGGTGGTGCTTGTGAGAGCTATAACATTTTATGTTGAGACTGTTGAAGAAGATAATATCGACACCGGATGGAAGACATTGCCAGTGCTAAAAGCAAATGGCAGAGAAATCTGGCGAGGCAAAGAAAATATACACTATAGATCTACGCCAGAAGACCAGGCAGTAGAGATGGTTATCAATATGCTTATGGAGCTATTAAATCCGTGACTACAGAGTTCATGCACTGCCACACTCATAGCGATCATTCGATCCTTGATGGGTTTACAAAGACGGCAGACATTCCGAAGATAGCAAAAGAGTTGGGGCAATCATGTGTTGGCCTGACAGATCATGGTTCTTTGGGTGGCGCACTGAAGTTTTGGAAGTCATGCAAAGAACATGAAATCAAAGGTGTGTTCGGGGTAGAAGCATACATCACCACCGATCATACTGTAAAGGATAAAGACTCTCCTACGTGGCACTTGATTCTACTTGCCATGAACGAGACTGGCCTTCATAATCTATTCGCTCTGTCTAAGATTGGGTGGACCGAAGGCTTCTACAAGAAACCACGTGTTGATCACAACGATTTAAGGAAGCATAATGAAGGACTCATCGCACTCTCAGCGTGCATGGCGTCAGAGACAGCAAGAGCCCTTGAGATTAATGGTTATGACGGAGGATATCAAATCAATCCTCAGGCCATTGACGTACTCAATCGTTACAAGTCTATTTTTGGTGATCGTTTTTATGTGGAGCTTCAGCCCAATAATAGTGCTGAGCTTAATCTTTGTCTTAGGACTCTGGCACACGATCTTGGTATTAATGTTACTGTCACTGTTGACTCGCACTACGATCACTGCACTTCGAAAGCGGAGGAAGAACTTCTTTTAACAATGCAGCAGTTGGCTGGGTTCAAGGCGTCAGACAGAACTTATGCCCAACTAATGAAGGATGAAGCCCGCAGAGAGAATATACTGCTGAATCGTATCAATAAACTCTGGCCGAATAGAGGCTTGAGATTTGATCACCATGATTTATATATCATGAGCCGTGATGAAGTTGTTACTCGTATGGATGAGCAAGGCTTCAGCGGGAATGAGTTGGCAGATAGAACCTTAGAAATTGCTGAGCGCTGTTCACAAGTTGAATTTAAGACGGGCCAGGCTTATCTACCTAAGGTTTCAAAAGTAGTTGACTCTGATGAGTATTTGCGTGCGCTAGTCTTTGACGGATTAGAGGAACGTGGGCTCCACAAGAATCAAACTTACATTGATCGGGTAGAGGAAGAGCTACAGGCATTCAAGGATAAGGGCTTCGCTGATTACTTCTTAATCGTGTGGGACCTTATCCGTGAAGCACGTTCTCGAAACATTTATGTGGGGCCGGGACGTGGCTCTGCTGCTGGCTCACTTGTGGCCTACTGTCTGAAGATCACGGCCCTTGATCCTATCAAGTACAAGCTGCTGTTCTTTAGATTCATTTCACCTGAGCGTAATGATTATCCTGATATTGATATGGATTTCGAGCACACTCGACGTGATGAAATGAAGCAGTACATGCAAGATAGATGGGGCGAGAAGCTTTCACTCAGCACGTACTCAGAATTCAAAGCCAAGGGCTTAGTAGCTTCTATCTGTAAGGCATTCGGATTCAACGAGCAGGACGTTCGTGCAGCTACCAAGCACTTCAATACCTTGGAAGAATACGAGCAGGCTGAACCGCTAAAAGAATTCCGAGCGAAGAACCCTGAGATACTTCCGCTGGCTAAGAAATTTGAGGGTCACATTTCAGGCAATGGAATGCATGCTGCTGGTGTCGTAGTGGCAGACAGACCTATGCATTTGATTGTGCCTATTGAATCACGTACTGATCCTGAGGATAAGAAAGAACGGGTCCCGGTCACAGCATTCGATATGAATGATGCTGCTGAAATAGGACTGATCAAGTTTGATTTCCTTGGACTTAACACACTAACTGTGATTCATAACACTGTGGATCTAATAAAGGAGCGTCATGGTGTCGAGATTGATTGGGAATCATTGGAGCCTAATGACCCGCAAGTTTTGGGCATGCTTAACGAAGCGAACACCATCGGGGTCTTTCAGATGGAGTCTACAGCTTACAGGAATCTTCTGCTTGCTATGGGTGTGGACAATTTTGAGGACTTGGTGGCTTCCAATGCTCTTGTCCGGCCTGGTGCTTTCAATACTGTGGCTAAGGATTATATTCGGAGAAAGAAGGGGCTAGATAAAGTTGCGTACCCTCATGAGTCGGTTGAGGAATGGCTGTGCGACTCTTATGGACTCGCCATCTATCAAGAGCAAGTCATGGCACTATCAGTTTACTTGGGAGACTTCTCTTGGGGTAAAGCGGATAAGCTTAGAAAGATTATCGGAAAGAAGCTTTCGCCAGAAGAATTCGCTCCGTATTATGACGGATGGATTGACGGAGCAACAAAGAGAATCAGTCATAAAGATGCTGAAAAGCTGTGGCATGATTTCGAGCAGCACGCCGGATACTCTTTTAATAGATCACACGCCGTGTGTTATTCCTATGTCGGATATGTCACTGCCTTCCTCAAGTATTACTACCCTCTTGAATATCTTTACGCTTTGATTCGTAATGAGGGTAGTGCCATGAACAAGATGACTTATCTGTTGGAGGCCCGCAGATTAGGCATCGACATACTACCTCCTGATGTTAACAAGTCAGAGCAGGAAATGTCAGTTGATGGTGATGCTCTTCGGTTTGGATTAGCAGATATCAAGGGTGTTGGTTTTGAGGCGGCTAAGGAAATCATTGCAAAGCGTCCCTTTATTTCATGGGATGATTGGAATGAAAGAATAACTGTACGTAAATGTAATGCCAAGGTAGTCACTTCACTTGTTGCTGTGGACGCTATGCGTTCAGTCCAAGACGCTCCCGTTAATTCAGAACCTCATCATAACTATATGGAGTACCTGAATTATCCCATTGATTTGGAGTCGGTGCAGAGACTAGGCATTCAGTATTCTCCTATCGAAGAATACGAAGAGGATCAAAAGGAATTCATGCTGGTATGTGGTGTCACCAAATCTATAAAGCGTACAGATAGATACGTGCGTATAGAGCTAGAAGATATCACAGGAAGACTCACGTGCTTTGGGTCAATGGACAACGATCTTGATACAGGAGAGATTGTCATAGCCTTGGTGGGTGAGAAAACAATGCTGGCGTACTCAAGAGTCGATGGGCTGGGTGGGAGAATTGATAACGGCAATCTATACCCGTTTGAGAAGCTTCTAGTCGGCAAGCTGTTCGATGATGTGCGTCCGCTGTATGGCTATGGCTTTGGAGACTTTGACTTTGACAAGACTCTAGCTATTCCATTGAGTGTCAGAAGAATTACAACGAAGACCGGCAAGAAGATGGCATTCGTGTACTTCTCTGATGGAAAGACCGTTGAAAAGGTAACCATATTTAGTAACGCATGGGCGAAGCTTGAAAAAGTGATCACAGAATATGAGCCTTTGTGTATGAGACTAAGATCTATGGACGACGGTGGCCGAACGCTAGATGCGGACGGCGTGATTAATGCAAGAGAACTGCTGCAAATGCAGCAAGCAAAGGAAACAAATGGGTAAGGTAATTGGTCCAATCATTGGCGTGGGGTCGGCTATTTCCCTAATCGCTGTAGGCGTGCTGTTTTTCGGGGCGTGGATTGGCATGCTTGTGTTCGGTGCTTTCTCACACAACACAGACATTATTTCACATGCTCCCGGTTATTGGGAGACTTTCTTCGGACTGTGGTCACTAGGTATTCTTGGTGGTGCATGGAACGGTACAAAGTTTGCTGCTTCAGGTGCTAAGGATTCATAAAATTGGGGAAAAAATACTTGCTGGAACCTGGGACTAGATTCAATAATCTAGTAGTCGCCGGACCTGCTCCCAAGAAAACTAAAGAGTTAAGGTGGCTTTGTCTGTGTGATTGCGGTGAGTACACTGAGGTAGATAGTTATGCGCTGCGAAATTCTCTAATAAAGAGTTGTGGATGCATGCAACACATTGGCACTCATGGAATGTCAAATACTCCTGAATATAAAATTTGGGCAGGAATGCTACAGAGATGCAACAATCCTTTTAAGACAGAATACAAATATTATGGTGGGCGTGGGATTGAAGTATGTAAAGAGTGGCATGATTTTGAAAACTTCTATAGAGATATGGGGAATAGGCCGTCCATTACTCATTCGTTAGACAGAATAGATTGTAATGGAAATTATGAACCATCAAATGTTAAATGGGCGACTGCATTAGAGCAGTGGGAAAATAGAGAGTCAAGGCAATTTAGTTTTAACGCCTATCAATTTGCTGCTGGTAGCACGGCTATTTATCCTAGAGAAGATAAACTTATGGCAGTTATATATTGTACATTAGGTTTGTCGTCAGAAGCATCTGAAGTTTGCGGCAAAGTAAAGAAAATTATTAGAGATAATGGATTTGATTTAACAGCCTCGGCTAAGGAGGCAATACTCGATGAGGTTTCTGATGTGCTTTGGTATATCAGTCAATTATGTTCTGAGCTAGATGTTAAAATGGAAACGATAGCTCTTAAAAATATAGATAAATTGGCTTCCCGCAAAGAGCGGGGAGTGCTAACAGGATCAGGTGATAACAGATGAAGTATGTACAGAAGACATTTAAGGAAGCCGCAGAGCTTAACTGGCATGAACCCTATGGTGGATGCTGGGAGGATTTGCTTGAGACTCTGAGCCAAGACAGATGGTCAGAAGATGGCTATCGCTTGGGCATTTGGGAAGTTGAAGATGAGATTGGCTACCGCTTTGTAGGTTCAGATGGTGGTGAACCTGAGGACAACACTCTTAATAGAGATTGGTCTTGGGTGGTTGACGAACTCAATAAGGCTTATCTAGCTGGTGTGGTTGATGCCTGGGAGTCTCTGCTGGCGTGACAGATACAAAGTTTATAGAGGGTGCGCTGGTGCTTCACCCCTTTCTTATTGATGTGGTGAAGCCTGTAGAGTATTGGGACGAAGACACTGACGAGACAAGTCAGAAGGTGCAGCTAGTTACCTATAAGGTGTTGGCTCAGAGTCCAGATCACGCTATCAAAAGATTCTTTGAAGAGGAAGCTGGCGTAGAAGTTTATCGTGGAGATTTATCAGACGCTATTGTGGTTGGTATGCAGATAGATCAGGCAGGTATTTACAATGGATAGTGTTTTCATGATATATGGTATCGAATACTATGATGACTATCAGGAAGAGTGGAGGCGCCATCACTGTCTACAAATTTTGCATCATGAACGGATATATTCTGTATAGAAAAGATCAAAAAACTTGTTTAGTCCTTAGTACAGACAGTGATGATGAGCTATACTATCTATTGAACAAGCTTTATAGATCGAGAGATCTATGGCTAAAGCAATTCGCAAAGGAATTGCTGGCAGACTTCTTCGAGAAGTCAAATGGTGACGAGGTTGCGCCACCAGTACGTGTTGTACAGTCAGGCAACCAAACTGAATTAAACTAAACGAAAAGGATTGATATAATTGAAGTTGAAATGGATGACGGGTTCTAGACCCGAGCGTGAGTATTTGCCTACCCCTAGTGTGGGTGTTAATAGAGCCCTTGGTGGTAAGGGACTAGAGTCAGGCAGAATACATGTATATTGGGGACCCAAAGCCTCAGGAAAAACCACCTTCGCACTGCAACAGATTGCGGTAGCGCAAAGACAAGGCAAGATATGTGCCTTCATAGATTCAGAGAAAGCCTTCAGCAAAAAGTGGGCTCAAGATAACGGTGTCGATGTAGACAAGTTGCTCTACCATAATTCAATGGTGGTGGAAGAGACTCTAGAGCTACTAATGCCTGACATAAAGGAAGGGAAGATTGATCTACTAGTAGTAGATTCAGTAAATTCTCTTACCTATTCATCATACTTTGATTCGCCCGAAGCTAATGCTATGGGTACGTATGCGAGAAGCGCCAAGTTTTTCACGCATAAGTTGTTGCATGTGCTGAATGAGAATCAGCAAGTGATTTTTATTTCACAGTCAGCTATGGCAAAGCAAGGGCAGAGCTTTAATCTGAAGGCGTCAGTTGGTTCAGCCATTGAGCATTGGGCTTCTACCATGATCAAGTTTCAGAAGACAATGTATACCCAACCTGATCCTGGCAAGGAGAATGACGGCTGGCGTAAGGATGGATCATTCAAGGTTGACTGGCGTATAGATAAGTCAAAGCAATCAGTGTATCCAGTCAAGGGATCGTACTGGTTTAACCCTGGCACAGCAGAGATTGATAACATCGAAGAGATAACTTCTGCGGTTAAAGCAGCAGGTATTGTGACAAGTGCTGGCGCATGGATTTATTACCCTGATAAAGATACATGTGGTGACAATAGATGGAATGGGTCCAATGCTTTAACAGAAGAGTTACGTTCTAATCTCACACTGAGAGATGAGTTTATTGAGAAGCTGAATGGTATCAAGATAGAGCTAGCTTCTGAGGATGATGGTGATGAGTCATGAGTATGGCTAGACATAGAGCACAAGGCGAAAAACCTGAAGAGGTTTACATTGTGTCTAGATATAATTCACATCGAGTGTACTCTACATTAGGTGCTGCCAGAGGCGCACGTACAATGGAAAATAAGTACGGTCCTAAGGATGATAAAGCCAAAATATTCCGTGCTATAATTTCGGATTGGGAAGAAATAGAATGAGTAAGTTTAAGACTCCACCGAAGGAAGTTTTCTTTGTAACTATGGACCCTGATCGTGGTGAAAGAAAAACATATAGTGGTACAGATACGAGAATGTTTACTCAGTTAAGGCATGCTAAACAATATATTAAGTGTTGGCCTGGTAGAGAGTTCAGAATCTATTCCACTAATACTAGATGGATGGAACTGGACCCGGAGAAAATATGAAGGGTGCGGACTTCAATGATGAAGAACGTCGCCAAGCAAAGAGGGATGGAGCCACGCTGTGAAGTATTATTGTGATTTATGTGGTATTGAATCAGATAGCAAAATTGTTGAAGTTGAAACGGAATTAGGTGAGGTGCCAGGAATCCCTGGTAAGGCTTCTATTGTCCGCATAGTATGCTATCATTTTATGAAAGAAAAAGTAAATGACCGAGGCGAATCTATCTAGTTGCACAATACCTATTCTAAATAAGAAGCAAGAAGTAGTGGGGGTAGCCCATGTGGACTTGGCTGATTTTGAATATCTCAGCCAGTTCACATGGCGTCTTCTTAAGACTAAGGGCACTAATTATGCAGTTCGTCGTGATAAGGGTAAAACTATTTTAATGCATAGAGAAATAGTAGATGCTCCTGACGAATTAACAGTAGATCATAGAGATAGAGATGGTCTTAATAATATTAGAAAAAATTTAAGATTAGTTACACACGCACAAAATCACCAAAATAAAGGAGTGCGTGCAGATAGCTCATCTAAAATTAGAGGGGTGAGGCTGAGGTCTTGGGGGAAATGGCAGGCTAGGGCGAAGCTTGGAGGCAAGGAAATTCATTTAGGAACATTTGATACTTCTGATGATGCAGAGTTAGCTATTATTGAATGGAGAAAAGGCAATATGGAGTTTTCAAATGACTGAGGACTTTAATCAAATGGAATATCGTCAGGCCAAACGTGATGGTGCTGTACTAGTAAAGAATTCAGGGCGTGGACTCCGTAAAGGCGATGCAATTTTAGGAAACCTTATGCTTGACTACAAGTTCACTTCTAAAAACTCCTACACTATAAATCGCTCTAAATTGAACGACTTTAGAAGCCAAGCTTGGAAAGAGCAAAAAGATCCAGTAGTTATTGTAATTTTCACAGATGAAAGACAACAAGAACTAGCCATATGTGATTGGCAATACTTAAAAGATTTGCAGGAAGAAAATGGTAGACTCAGAGAGCAAGTATGATATTAAGACATTCGAAGATGCATGTGATTATGTCTTCGCAATGTCTCCTGAAATGGAAAAAACCATGCGTACAGTGCAAGGTATATTAGCTAACCCCGAAGACTACACTGGTGCTCAAGCTGCTAAGTGTGCGCTACAGCTTAGCTCATTTCGATACAAGATCGGGCAGCAAGCACAACACTACAAGATTCATAGCGCACAAACTAAAAGATTGAGTGATCGTCTGACAAAGGATGCATTGATGGCAGCCTATGATGGTCTACTTGAAGTTATCAATACACTTAAGATAACTGCTAGATATGAAAGCGATGTGTTGAGAAATGGCTAAAAAAGAAGAAAACCAGAATCCGGTTGGATTTTATATAGAGATGTTTGACTCTATGGGTGCTACTTTAGGAATCATTCATGGTTCTCAAAATGGAGATATCGTGTGTGAAATAGGTATGAGACTGATCAAGAAAAATTTAATCTCATTTTTCACAACTTATTGGACTGCTAAGGCGACTTGGGACTTTGAGTATGAATGTGGTACTAAGATAGAAAAAGGCAAAATTCTTTGGTACGCCCTTCAATACTTGGAGTCAAAAGATGCCTAACGCTCAAGTGATGAATCAAATAACCTGTGCTCACCCTGGTGATTGTGTGCAGCCTGGTATTGTAAAGATCAAGCTGGATGGAGTGAAGCTTGAATTCTGTCCCAAACATGCTGGGAAGTATCTGAATGACAAGAGATGAAGCTTTTGCCTTTGTTGGTAAAGAGCTTGATTGGCAAACAGAAAAGTGGAAGCGTGAGGATGGTGATTGGCCAGACCATCCTTTTATGAAGCTAGCTGTATTGGCTGAAGAGTTTGGAGAGATAGCTATGGCAGCAAATGAAGCCGTATGGAATGAAGCTGAGTGGCACCACGTAAGAGATGAGCTAGCCGATACAGCAGCAGTGTGTATTGCTTGGTTGATGGCGGATTTCTAATGGGTGAAACAGTAGAAGGCTTTGAACTAAACGAAGAAGTTTGGGGTATCGTGCAGTGCTACAACACTGAATGTAGATATCGTGGACGGATGGAAGGAATCATACAGTGGAACAACAAGAAGGATATCGTTTTCATTTGTCCTAAGTGTGCTACTGTTGAAAGGGTGAAGAATCCAGAGCATGTCTAATAAGATACTAGATGTAATCAAACAAAAGCAGCGAGAGCAAATTGAAAAGCACATGCCCGCCAAGAATGCTCCGGTGCCAGAGAACCTATCAGACTTTGATGAGTTTGTGCAGGCATTCGAGGATATATGGGTTGCGGGGGCTGATACCTCAAGAGCTATTGAAGATGATGGATTCCACCCTAGCTCACTAGGTATCAAGCAAGGTAAGTGTGCCAGGCGAAACTTCTACTTGCTCAAGGGCGTAGCTAAACAAAGCACCCCTAATGCAAGACTACAGAGAATCTTTTCCAATGGTCATGATGTGCATGGAAGACTACAATCTGCACTGCATAAGATGGGCGTAGATTTTCAAGATGAGATTCCTATTGACTTCAATGATCCTCCTATAAAGGGACACTGTGATGGTGTTCTCACTTGGAAAGACAAGCGTATCCTTATCGAGATAAAGTCATGCTCAGAAGAAGTCTTTTCTAATCGCTTGAGGTGGAAGAAGCCCAAAGATGAGCATTTTGATCAGGCAAATATTTATGCGTATGTTTTAGATATAGACACTATCTATATCATTTATGAGAACAAGAATACGCAAGAGCTTAAAACTTTTGAGTGTAAAGCGGATAAAGAAAAAGCTGAAAAGATCATAGCTGAGTGGCGTACTACCTATAGCATGTTCAAAGAGGATATCACACCTCGTAGACCATATAAGCCTGAGTCTCCCATCTGTGCAGTGTGTGACTTGGTGCAACATTGCAGAAATGATCCAGAATTAGGGGTTTCTCTAAAGGATTATTTGCAGGACAAGGAAAAGAAAGATGTTTAGATATGATGGAGAAGATGACTCGCTACTGGTCTGGACTACGTTTAATTTGCCGTCAGACTTCATTGCTCAGATTCTTTATGAAGATGGGTACGAACTATCCAGAGATGAAGAAGCTAAGCTAGAGAACGCTCTGACAGAATTAAGAATCTATTTTGAGGTAGATACCAATAGTGGTCAAGTTCTCGTTTTAGGCGCAAGATGAATTAATTGACTTGCTCCATTTTTTATAGTAGAATCTATTGTACTATAAAAGATAATGGATGAAGAGAATGGGGCAATTGAGCCGAGGATATGTGCATTAGAATCGTGCGGAAAGACTTTTGTCGCAAAGGTTTGTAGTGCATGTAAGGAAGCATTGTGTCCTTGTCAATTCAATAAAGACAAGAAAACGCCTGACGGCCTTACTTACAAATGTAGAGAATGTCATCGTACATATCACAGGGATTGGCGTAAAAAAAATGACGCCAATACTCATTCTACTGCTAGTCGCTACAGCATGAGCCCTGATGAACTCAGGGCCATGCGGCGTTCTAAAGAAAATAAATGTGATGCGTGTGGAAGAACAGTAGAAAAATTAAATATAGATCATGACCATAGTTGTTGTAATCGTAAAGGATCTTGTGGGAAATGTATCCGTGGAATGTTATGTACTGGATGCAACACTGCGCTAGGAGCTATAGAAGATGAAATTTGGAGGCTAGATTTACTTAAGGTTTATCTAGAAAAATGGGCGACGAAAGTACAGAATTAGAACAGAGACAATGTGCATTGGAGTCATGTGGTAAATTATTTCAGCCACGTGTTCACAATCAAAGATTCTGTGCTAGAGAATGCACCCGCATTTTTACGAATGCGAGAATCCTTGCTCAATATCATATGAAAAAGCGTCGAGTAATGACGGGGCGGGTGTGCAGGTCTAAGACTTGTGGCACCCGCCTTTCTCGTTACAACGAAAGCGACATTTGTGCATCGTGTGAAAACAAGGAACACGTACAGAAGCTAAAAGATTGGGGATGGACTGTAGAAGAAGATGGTTATTGATTTTAAAACTAAAACTGACAAAGACAAAAATCTCCCTACTATAATTTTGGGAGTAGATTCATCTTCAACTGGAATAGCATGGACCTTGTTGGAAAATGGCACTATGACAGAACAAGGCAAAATTGTCTTAAGCGAGAAAACCATAAATCAGAAGCTTAAGAAAATAGAGCTACATTGGCGTCAATTAGTCCAAATGTATTCTCCTGATGCTGTATATCTAGAGCAGTCAATTTTTGTTAAGTCTCCGGGCACGTTTAGAACGTTAAGCTTTGTGGTTGGTTCCTTAATGTGTATAACTGAATCAGTTGGTGTCCCTGTAATTCTAGTTGAGCCAGCTACATGGAAAGCTTTCTATAAATATAAGAATCTATCGAGAGTATTTGTTGATACAGCCAAAAAGAAGATTGGGATATCAGAAGCAAATAAACTTTGTGACCGTTTGCGTAAATCACAGACTTGGCGGGTGGTTCAACACAATTTCCCCGATGAAGCAATTGGTTCAAAAGCAGAGACAGATCATGACATAGCTGACTCTTGGGCTATTGGCCTCTACGGGTATAGCCAAGAGTGTGGCCCTATAGCTCTTGAAATTTCTGATTCAATAAGAATTGATCAGGAAGAATTAGCTAGACTTGGACTTAAGCTGTAGGAGGAAATATGGCAAGATTTAAACCCTGGGCAGATAAAGCATATATGTATGAAATGTATGTGCAAAAGCGCATGACAATCGAACAGATTGCGGAAGACTGCAAATCGAAGGGAGCACCAGTAACTATCATGACAATCTATAATGCTTTGTTGAAGCATAAGATTCCGATTCGTGGAGGCAACAGAAAGCTAGGCGATAGATCTGTTGGTGGTGACCCTAGTAAGAAGAAGAAGTTTTACTAATGAGCGACTTAACCATTTCCAACAGCTATGATTCCTTTAATGCAGAGTCTTGGTTAGAGCCTACCGAGCTTAAAATTAAATCGCTGTGGGAGTGGTCCAGTCCATCCGACACGCCCATACGCATTGCGATTTGTGGGGCCGCAGGAACGGGCAAGAAAGACCTAGCAGAGCAGCTAGGCAAACAGCTTGATATCCCTGTAATAGCTGGTGTCACACGAATGTTGGCAAAGCTGGGATTCAAGATAAACAAGGGGGCTGATATTTCAATGGAAATAGCTGCATTGCTGGCAAATGTATGCTCCTTATTAGAATACGATGATGATGTTGTTGCGGCAGACTCTCTTATTGACGTACTAGCGTATAGCAAGTATCTGGCCGATAAAACACAAGATAAGAGCGTCAAATATATAAACAGAGCTATGGCGAACATGGTGCATACTCTTATCTATGATTTATACACGGTTTTCTTCTATATGCCTTTAGTTGAGAAGCCAAAGTCTGATGGTATACGAAGCATAGACATGAAATTTCAAGAGGAAGTAGACAAGAACATAAGATACTATCTAAATGCATTTGATATAGACTATTTTCCGTTGACTGGTAAGCCGAAGGAAAAGCTGAATCTTGCAATGGATTATCTTAATGAATTTGACCTTTTGACAGACCGGGACATATAAGCCCTGGTCAAAAGGCCAAGCGGACCCTGAACGGGGCTAGCTATCGTGTCCCTCCCGGCTAGCGTTTGATGACAAAGGCGTAACGGAATAATCCGTTTGGCCAAGGCAAGCGTCGGGGCTGGATTACTGTTCGTGGACCGAGAAAGAAGGAGCTAGTCAGTGCTGCTTATAGACGCATTAGACGCACGTAGCGACTCCGTGAGAATTGTTGAGTCGGCTGGCGATATCTGTGCCCACTATCTTGACTCGAAATGGTTCGTGACTATTGACAACGCCGACTACGAGATTGCTGATACCGCAATGGAGATACTTTTGAATCTCCTGCGGGTTCCGATCAAGTATGTCTACAGATGTGTTGATGAGGATGGTATACCTCTTGCTGAAGAGAGCATCAATTTCTGGCTGAAAAAGCAGGATCTAAGCTTTCTTATTCAAAAGCATGACAATGACCCTATGGTCACTCAGGTTTACCCCAAGTCAAAGCTGTATCTGCCGTCAGTCAAAGTGAATGACTTGATTTTGGAGTACCTAAAATATGATGTGGATATTCCGTCATTCGAGATAGAGGATGATATCTTCAACGCTGTGTACGTGACAAAGCGTGCTGTATCTGTGTTTGGTGAAGATTACAATATAGGGGTTCGAGTCCTGTTTTCTGATTGCTTCACGATCACTCCTAGATTTGATGGAATCCTGTACAACAACACAAATGGGTCCATGTTCTCATGGCCCACGCTGGGGAGAAAATTCCGTGTTGCTTCAAGCACGATTCCTCAGGTCATAGATCAAATCGAAGAGTTTTTGGGGCTGTCTATTCATGGACTTGGAGAGATACTGATTCCTAGCTTAAACAGCTTCAAAGAGTCTAATTGGCAATTGATAGATGCTGAGGCATTCGTCTCTAGATTGTGCAGTGATCTTCGGTATTCTAGCCATGTCAAATACGAGCTAATAAAGTATTGCACGCAAACCCCGAATCATATGCCACATGAGCTATTGATCAATATATCAGCCTATACGAACAAGCTTGGAGATGACACCGAAATCACGCTAGAAATGGCAAGAGAGATTCAGATTGCGCTTAGTAGATATGTTGTGTCAGGAAGTTTCAAGTGAAGCAAGAAGAAGTTGAGATTTCTGCACGCTTAAAAGGTGTGTATCAAGTCATGCGTCAACTACAGGCACAGCACAATTTGCTTGAAACACGCTGTATTGGTGCTGGAAACTGCTGTGAAATTGGTCTCAGAGTTTCGCTCATGGAATGCTGGAATATTGCTCAGTCGTTTAAAGATCAGTTCTGGCTGACAGCAGAAAGCGCAGGTATTCAGGCAGCTAAAGATTATATGGCTGATCTAATCTTAGATCTTAAGACATATCTCAAGGAAGATTATGCTAAATGGGACCCCAATGAGGAAGAAACTCCTGGTCACAAGTGTGTGTTCTATAACACAGACTATGGGTGTGGGATTTACGAAGTAAGGCCAATGGTATGCCGGGCTTATGGTGTTATTGCACCAGTGCATGACAGGTGTCCGAGGCCAAGACTGAAAAGCGGTGAAATACAGATCTTCGGGGAAGAGTTCTCAGAGTCAGTATTAAACGAATTTGATAAACTAATTGAATTGTGGGGCGCAACTAAGCCAGAGTTGGACTACAGTATTCATATCGCTGTCGGAGTTCTTAGATTCCTCTTGGAAGAGGATGAATTCTCTAAGTTTGTAGGGGAGATTGACTCGAAGTTTTTCTTGGCCTTCCCTGGATACAAACATCAAATGAGAATACGTAATGAAACTCCGGTAAGTATCGAGAGGAAATAATGGACAAAACCGAAGAATTAACTCAGATGAAGTTGCAGGCAGAGATTGAGGCTCTTAATGCTAGAGCAGCATATTCAAAGCTTGAGACAGAAAAGACTCGGCGTGAAGTCGAGATTATGGATAAGACCATAGGAAATCTGTCAGCAACATATTCTGAATCACGTAGCTACACATTTTACGATCCCGTCAAAGAGATAACTATATACAAGGCAATTGAAGAAATTGCTCTGTGGGCCAGACGTGATCCTCAAGAGCCCATCAATATCACATTTGTTTCTCAGGGTGGGAGCGTCCTAGATGGACTTGCTTTCTATGATTTCTTGAAGTTGCTGAGAGACAACGGCACACCTGTGAATACTTGTGCGCTAGGTTATTCCGCTTCAATGGCAGCAGTGCTATTGCAGGCTGGCGGGGAGAGAACCATGGGGAAGAATTCATGGCTCTTGATTCATGAAGTTTCAGATGTTGTGGGCGGCAATATGTCCATGATTGAAGATCAAGTAGAGTTTGCCAAGCGGCTTCAGGGAAATCTACTTGATATCTTGGCTGAACGTAGCTCTCTAAGTAGAGCACAAATTCAGCGGAGATGGAAGAAGAAGGATTGGTGGTTGTCATCTGAGGAATGTTTGGAGCATGGATTTATTGACAGAATCATATAAACGGTGTCCAAAATGTGGAGAAGAAAAACCTCTTACTTCATTTCACAGAAGTAAGCGTAGAAGAGACGGTAGACAATCCACATGCGCCGATTGTATGAAGATCATGCGAAGGACTACTCAGAGAGGTAGCGACCTTAAAAGAAAATTTGGAATAACGGTTGATCAATATGACAGTATACTATTATCTCAAAACAATGGCTGTGCCATATGTGGAGATAGTAAAAACAGGGGAGGGAATAGGTTAGCCGTTGACCACGATCATGATACAGGAAGGGTGAGAGGGTTGCTATGTCATAGATGTAATACTGCTATCGGATTGTTTTCTGATGATATTGACTTGCTAAAGTCAGCGATTTACTACCTGATAAGATCAGAAGAATGCCTAGAGCATGGCTTCATAGATAGGATTATCTAATGACAACTCATGAGGTTTGGGATGTTGTAGATGCTATAGAGGATCTAATTAAGTCAAAGTCCGATCAATTATTTAGACATGACCCAAATACGATAGAAGCTAGAAGTGAACTCGCTAAAGCTATTGACAATCTATTAAAAAATCTATTAGTTGCAAGAGTCGATCAATATACAGTAAAATAGACAGGAGAACAACAAAATGGATGCCGAAAGCATTGTTGTTGGCAACGAATACCGAGTCAAGGCTATTGGAACCACCGCTAAGGAGTGGTGGAAGGTCATAGAAAAAAGACTCACCAAGCGGGATGAGTGGGAGATTATCTGCACCAATCCTGCATCTGCTCACAGCAGAATTTTCAAGCCGGAAAGTTTTAAAGACATGAAGACCGATACAAAAATGATAACTCGATCAGTTGAGCTAGAAGCTGAAGTTGAGGGTATCCAGATCTGGCGGGAAGAAATCATTCAAATGCCCGATCACAAGCGCAGAGGTAGACCCTCCAAGATAGGTGCGAACGCTTAATGCCGAATTTGCCTGCACAGATAGATGACATGGAGCGTGTAGCAGACTTACATCTGAAGGGCTACAAGCCCGCAGAAATAGGTCGCACCCTTCAGTTATCTACTGTGCAGGTGAAGCGTTACATTTCTTCCTATCAAGAATATATAGCAAATAGAGTTGAGTCTGATCCCGAGTTCATGGATCGACTGCAAGAAAATACATTAGAGGCTCTAGATAAGTTCGACATGTTGATCCGTGAAGCATGGGAGACTTATGAGACTGCCAAAAATGCTGACATGTTGAACCAGCAGCTAAATGGCATCAAAATCCTCAAAGAACTAGAGATGGAGCGTGCAAAGCTACTACAGCTTATGGGCGCTAAAGTTGATTCTGGAATGCTTGCTCGCATGAACAAAGCTGAGCGAGTAAATGAAGTTGTTTCAAGAATCATCAAAGAGGTAGTTTCGAACTGTCCTAAGTGCAAGGTTGAAGTCATGCCTAGACTTGCCGAAGCATTTGAGATGATGAACAAGCCGGAAGAGGCTGTTGATATTCGAAACGAAGAAGACTTTATTGATGAGGCAGAAATAATGGAAGAAGAGGACGGTGACGATCACGAAGCACACATAAACATGTTGGCTGACGTAATTTCGGATGAGTAATTTATGGATGGCAACTGAGCTAGAAGATTTCATGTCGTTGCTGGAAGAGAATGATGATCTGGCAGAGATTCCTGTAGATCTTGATACCTTCATCAACGACAAGTATTACCTTGGTAACTTGAAGATCAAGGCGATATCTGAGACACAAAGACTCATTATAGAGCAGTTATCTCAGGTATTTCATGAGCACACTCTGATACAGATTCATGGGGAAGAAAAGGGACGAGATATGTGGTCCCGATCTGTATCTGAAGTGGTAGCTATGTGTGGTAAGGGTGGAGGAAAGGACTTCTCTGCCCGTATTGGCTTTGCATATGCATGCTATAAACTACACTGTCTACGTGATCCTGTAGAATATTACGGGAAAGCACGTGGTACATATATCGACTTGCTGAATATTGCTGTCAACGCAGATCAGGCTCAAAGAGTGTTCTTTGCCCCGTTGACAAACATCTTCAAGTCTTCCCCATTCTTCGTAGAAAAAGGGTTCGAGCCCCGTAAGAACACCTTAGAGTTCTACGAAAGACCAATACGTATTCACTCAGGTAACTCTGAAGCTGAAGCGTGGGAGGGTCTTTGACTTACTACTTGTTGTACTTGATGAGATTGCTGCCTTCAAAACTGACGCAGCATTTGCCAAGTCAACACCAGGCTCACAAAGACTGAGTGCTTCTAGCATTTATCAAATGTCGAAAGCTTCTGTCATGTCTCGTTTCCCCGAGATTGGCAAGGTTATTCTGCTGTCATTCCCTCGTTACAAAGGGGACTACATTTGTCAGCGTTATGACGAAGCTGCCTCAGAAACACATGTGCTTAGAATTAAAGCACCTACATGGGTAATGAATCCATTCGTAACTAGAGAGCAACTTGAGCCAGAGTTCAAGCGTAATCCTATCATGGCGGCTCAGAGATTCGGTTGTGAACCACCTGAAATGGTAGATGCTTTCTTCCGTGATCCTCACAGAGTAAGACAGTGCTTCAAAGGCATATGGAAAACCATAGACGAAGGTTCAGAAGATGCGAAGCAAATTCTTACTGAGAATCATGACCTATTCCCGTTGAATGAGGATGGGACATTAAAGAGGTGGTTCAAGGCCACAGATGAGCATACTCGTTTTATTCACGTGGACTTGGGACTCAAGCGGGACCGTGCGGCGATTTGTATGGTCCATTCACCTGGCACACGCAAGGTGGAAGTGGAGCATGGGGTCTTCGAGAATCTGCCCGTAATCAAGATGGATCTAATCCATTATTGGGAAGCATTGCCAGGACAAGAGATTGATTTCCAAGGCATTAGAGAGTTCATCAAATTGCTGGCCAGAAAGTTTCCTGTTGGGCTAGTTACATTTGACCGTTGGAATTCTGTAGACATGATTCAGATTCTAACCAAGCGTGGCATTCCATGTGAACAGCACTCTATCAAGCGTAATGATTATGATGCGCTTGCTACTGCATTCTATGATGGAAGATTTACAGGGTACTTCCACAAGACTCTTATCGAAGATGAATTACTGAAGCTACAAACATTAGACAATGGCAAGGTTGATCACCCTGATGGAATGCACGACGACTTAGCTCAGGCATTAGCGGGGGCTGCATGGAATGCTATTGAGTGGGCAGACATGAATTCAGAGATTGATATATCCGTCTTGGGAGAAGACGATGATTGGGAGTCCATAGAATTGGTGGACGCTCTAGACGACGAACTTAAAAAGGATAGGAGAAGAGTGGTGCCGAAAACATCACTCTACAGTGACGATGATATGGAATTTAATTTCGAAACACTTTAATAGACTTGATTATGCGCTAATTACGTATTTCACAGTGTTATGTCTATTGTCTGGAATTGTTACGGGGCTGATACTGCTGTGATTGAGTCAGTATCTCTTTGTATTGTCACGTACAATGAAGAACACAGAATATATGAGACATTAAAAAGAGCAGAGGAATTTGTAGATGAAGTTGTTGTTGTTGATCAAAGAAGCACTGATAGCACCGTCAAAGAGATTGAACGATTCGCTTCCCAAACTGATATCCCGGTGGGCATTCATTTTGACCGCCATTGGGGCTTTTGTGAGCCTTCTCGTAAGCTCGCACATAATAACAGTGTGGGTGATTGGGTCCTTGTGCTTGACGCTGATGAGTGTATTACTGGCTCTTTTGCACTCGAAATGAGAACCCTAGATGAGATTGTTTATGAACCCTTGGGGCAAGCTGATTTCTATAAAGGATGCCGTCTGCAACGATCCCTATTTATCTCAGGGACTCATAGCTGGACTGGTGACTATCAGTACCGCTATTTCCAAAGAAAGGCCGTCAGATACCTTAGTGAAATACATACGGAGCCACAGCCAACAATTCATCCCGACAGAATCTATTGGAAAGACTACGTTGGCATAGTTCATAGAAAGACGTGGCAAGAGCAAATTCGGGATGAAGAAGCCTATATGCAATTGTTGCGTAAGACTGGTGGTATTGCTGGCGAGCGTAAGCGGGCAGTTAGTTCTGTATATACAAATCTATTGAAAGAGGCAGGTGTTACCGCAGCCGAAGCTGATGCTATGACGCAAGAACAAAGGGAAAGCATCGGGCTTGGGTTAAGTCCAATATGAGAGTAGCTTATACCGGAGGAACATTTGATTTGTTCCACGCAGGACATGTCAAATTCCTGAAGCAATGCAAACAAATTGTAGGAGACGATGGGCTGGTCGTTGTCTCGCTAAACACAGACGAATTTATCCAGTCCTATAAGGGCCGCTCGCCGCTTGTGTCATACTCTGATCGCAAGCATGTGCTAGAGCACTGTGTTTATGTCGATAGGGTTATTGCAAACATCGGTGGCGCAGATTCTAAGCCAGCTATTGAAATGACAAATCCAGATTTTGTAATAATTGGGTCTGATTGGGCGAAACGTGATTACTATCAACAAATGGGGTTCACACAAGAATGGCTAGACGAGCGTGGTATCGTGCTTTGTTATGTCCCTTATACAGAGGGGATAAGCACGACGGAATTGAAGAGACGGATTCTGGAATAGAGAAACCTAAGCCAGAAATTCGTTATGACTATTCTATAACATATGATCCAAAACAAATCTCTTATTTGAGATATTCATGGACGGTATATGGTAATGGTCGTCCTGTGCATAAAGGTGGAGATAAATCTATGTCAGATGCTCATGATAGTGCTCAGGGCATGATAGATAGACTAAGAGAAATAGATGAAGGCCCGAAAGTGATGTACGACTCAAGAAATGAATGAATACGCAGCAATAGTTATATGTTATGGACAGGAACAGCTTACCAATGCTGTCCTACAAGATTTACACAGAGAACACTATTTAGTGGACGTATATCTTGTGGATAACAAGGGCGACTACAAGGTTCCTGAGTGGTTGAAGACAAATGCCACCATTTTAAGACCGGGACTTCCTGAGTCTTTACGGTGGTGCAGAGGAACGAATTGGGGCTATAACGAAGTCTACAAGATAAACCCCAACTACAAGGGTTGGTTCTTCCTAAACAATGATATTAGGCTTAGCTCTCACTTTTGCTACAACCTGATTCAAGTTGAACAAGAGCATAATTTAGGTACTGTTGCTCCACTTTATGACGATGTGTGGCCACAACAAAAGGGCAACTATCGTGGTCCGGCACTGACATTCAGACCTGAACCAATATTGCGTGAGGTTGGTTTCTTTGATGGTGCGGGTTGGTATGCCACTCAGACTTTCTTAGAGCGCATACATGACCACCTTTATGGACCTGTACTAGATGAGATTCATTTCGGTAAGTTTGGTTGGGGCGCTATTGAAGACTACTGCATCAGAGCTAGAAGACTAGCTAATGGAGCATGGGTTTCGGGAAGTGCATATATGAATCACTTCAGAGCGGGAACCTACAAGGCTGAACCCGAAACTGAATACGAAAAGAATGCATCTCAGGAAATGAATGAGGGAATGCATAAGAAACACGGAGCAAGTTGGGGAGCATTACTTGAGCTATGACTACGATGCTGACTTCTATGCTGAAGTCACAGAAAGTTCAATTCTGTCAGCTAATGCTGCTGTGCCGATACTAGCTGAATTGTTTCAGCCAAAGAGTGTATTAGATGTTGGCTGCGGTGCCGGTGCTTGGGTAAAAGCATGGCAAGATGCCGGTGTTGAACATGCATATGGTATGGACGGTGCCTGGGCTAAAGATCACTTGTTGATTGCTGAAAGAGATTTTATCGAATGTGATCTAGCAAACGATAAGTATCTCAACATCATGTATCCATACGAACTGGTGCAATGTCTAGAAGTAGCTGAGCATTTGCCTGAGTCTAGAGCAGAGTGGCTAGTAAGAGAGCTATGCGTCATTTCTGACCTAGTGGTATTCGGTGCTGCTATTCCGGGGCAGGGTGGGCATGGTCATATCAATGAACAGCCGCATGAATATTGGATCGGATTATTCAATAAGTACAAGTATGTGGCAGACACGTCGCTACAGCCCGTGCTAAAATTCGTTAAAGATATAGCGTGGTGGTATTCACAGAATATCATCGTATTCAGGAGAGAAAAGTGATCAGAGTTATTATTGCCGCAACTATTGATGAGAATGAGATTGCGGATCTACTAGAAGAGCAAGATCTAGAGTCCATGATGGGTGATGTTGTTTCATTCCTTCAGGATGAGTCAGTTGATGGCATTGATTGGGAACTAGTGAGTTCAGAATTCGTGGAAGAAGATGCCTAACAAAAAGCTTCAAGTTTGGGTGCGGGGAGCGAATAGAGAGTGTCTTGAAGAGTTTGAAAACGAACAAGGTGTTAGTTTCTATACAAATATGGAGGGGCTCACTGTTGAGTATACCTTCGATGAAGGCAATGAAGAAGCTGCCTTTATTCCCATGTCGTCTCTAGTATTTGTGAGGTATATAGATGTGGAAGACAATTCGTAGAGAAACTGGGCTGATTGAACATATCTGCCCTCATGGTATTGGTCATCCTAACGCTGGCTCTATTCAATACATGCATTGGTACTTCAAGGACTACTATGATTTTGCCCCTGGAACACCGCTGTATGAAATGCCATTATCGCCATATGCTGATGGTTCGCATTGGGGTATTCATGGCTGTGATGGCTGCTGTAGTGGAAAAGATTTTCCTGGTATAGCAGCTAACGCTATTAAGTTTGCGATTGATGGATACACCGAAGAACAACTAACCAAGCTACGAAATGAATATTTCATGTTATGGTGGGGCTTAATGGCTGCTTGTGCAGAGGCAGTGACAGAATGAAAGTCAAGTATGTGCTTCGTATTGAAGCTGAACTAGAGGAAGAAGAAGGCTGGGGAGACAACTGCACGCTTGATCAGGTAAAGAAACAAGCTTCAGATGGCATACCAAATCTTAAAGTGTTTGTGCAGTATTATGAACAAGAGCTTAGACGGGTAAAAGCGAAGATAACTTTAGATAGGTTGACGATACAGTGTTAACAGAACTTGAACACGAAGTAATAGATGATCTAGCCAAGGTCTACAATAAGTTTAATATGCTTATGGATCACGGTGATTCCAGAAGAGATGACTTAGTTGAAGTCGCCATGTTAATACATGGACTACAAGATAAAGTGCTAGCCCAAGCCGCAGCTAGACTTTATCCAGCTAAGTATAGATTGCTAGGAGGTAGCGCACATTATGGCGGCAGCTAAGAAGTTCACAATGAAGCACAAGCCTTCCAAGCCACAAACGAACTATAAGATCTCAACGTATATTTATAGTGGGCAAAGACTAAAAGATATCATTGAGATTGCTAAACAAAACTATGGCGATTTGTGGCCAGAAGCACAACTAGGCGTAGATCTTGTTGATGATTATAGCGATGGCTGCTATGCGAATACTTGCTTGTATGGAGATGCTATACCTACAGCAGAAGTAATGGCAAAGTATGAAGCAGAGCTTGCCGAGTACAATCAATGGCTAAAAGATAATGCTGCCGAAATCAAGGCTCTTAAAGAAGCTGAAAAAGAAAAGAAGCGAATTAAGGAAATTAAACAACTAGCTGAGCAGGAAGCACACTTACAAAAACAGCTAGAATTAATAAACAAAGCAAAGGAAAAATTAGGTATATGATAGATGATTACACACACATTGTGCTGGTGACAGACAGATCCGGCTCAATGGAATCAATTAAGACTGAT